CGAATTCAAGCGTACCAATGTTTTCATCAGTTTTGTTTGCGGCATTAATCCACAATTCAAATGCTTGTCTAAGGTTGAAATCTGCAGTGTTATAGAACGTTGCAGTCCATGCATCAAAGGTTCTGTCTCCAGGAATCTTGAGGAAGCGACCTCGGAAAGGTACTTCGATGAGACCCTGTGTGCTAGCAGGAAGTGCAGCAGATCTGCAGAGGAATGAGGAAAGTCCCTCTAAACTATTACTTCCTGAACCCTGACCACCTCGTTGTCCAAGGATGGTAGGGAAGTTAATTTGAACATTGAATAGGTTAGGGCGAACGCCGCCCCTCAAAGTATTTTTAAAATCCTCAATCTTACGTGTTGCCATTTTTCTGTAATCTCCCGTGGATTAGTTATTATTTTGCGATGACTTCTGAAAAGTCAATACCCGTTCTCGTTGCAGTAAACGTTAACGTGATAAAGTTAATCGAACGTGCAGGTTGAATATAAATTTCAGCATAAAACTCATTGTTGTCAATAACAGCAGGAGTGTTATTGGTCTCATCACATACCACTAAGAAATCAGTAATTCCTCTTCTGGATTGAACGTCGCGGAGGAAAGGTTCGACGATTGCTCTGAATACACCTCTAGTAACTTCATCATTAATTTCAAAAAGTTGTGCCTTAGCTGCTTCTTCGATTGCTCTTTCGACAGTAAGGAATAATTTACGAACGTTAATTCTATCAAATGCAGATGGTGTGGAGAGTGCGGTCTTGTCTCCGAAGAGAACTGCACCTTGACCAGGGAATGTTACGATAGGATTAATTCTATTTGCATAAAGGTCATCTCTATCTGCCTTACTTGGATTCCAAGCAAGTTTTGCCAAGTTACGGATGCCACCTCTAGAGAATCCAGCAGGTGAGAACCATGGTTCGTTTCTGATTGCAGTATCTGCTACCAAACCAGCAACGTCAGTGTTACAAGGAATATATTTGTAAACATCGTTGTAACGATCATAGATGTACTTGTAGTTACCATCAATAACTAAGTAAGAATTACTAGAAACATCAGAGAAGAATGACTTCAAATTTTTAGTAATTACTGAGTTACTTTTAACTGTACCATCAACAGAAACAATATTGCCTTTATGTGCAGAACCGAATGCAATGCAATCTTTTCTATCTGCAGCAATTTGTGCAATTTTATTGAGTTTGGATTTAGTATCAGTTTCAGTTCCACACTCTGGACCCATCAAAATATAATCAACAGTTACTTGCTCTACATCACTAAAGGTATCATATGCTGCAAGAAGATCGTCAATTCCTACATTATACTCACTAGAACCACCAGCATAATTTGCACCATTTTCTAATGAATGATCACTCGCACCTTTAGGTTTAAACCCTAAAGCAGAAGTTTTGACTTGGGGTTCATAATTAGAATCTCCAACATAAATGTAATTTGATGAATCGGAAACTACTCTCTTGTAGAAATTAGCACCACCTTGTGGTCCTTTCCCATCAGTTGCTTTAGAAAGATATGTAAATTGCTCAATTACAGTACCTATTGAACCACTTACTGTACCATTAGTATCAACGATAGCAACATGAATTGCATCCCAAACTTTTCCACTACCGTAGAACGCTTCTGCATCTGCAGTTGCTTTTGGTCTTGCAGCAATTGCATTCCACTTAATTGAAGAACCTTGATATAGAGGTTTTTCTTCATACCAGGTATTAGTTGATGCAAGAGATTCAATTACACTAGATCCTGAAGTGCCAATATTAACTGAATCCGCTACATCAAACATTTGTCCTGCTGATGGATCATTTACATAAGCATCGTTATTTAGAGTATCTAAAATAACTACATGAACTACAGTTTGACCACTACTTGCTTGAGTGGTAACATCAATAATTTCACCTTTCTTAGAACCAACGGTTACAAATTCGCCAACAGTAGTATTTGTTGGAGTTGCATTTGCTCCTGAGGTAAGAACTAGTGACTGTTGCGGTCCAAAGTCAACTGTGCAAACTCTTAACCCATTTGTCCATGTGCCTGGAGTTTTGCCTGCATACAACCAACCGTTAGCAGTACCATTATACGATGCATTATAAACTTCTTCGTTAGCAATCTTAATCGGATTTGCAGAAATTGTTGAAGTAGCAGTTGCGGTTAATCCGGGTGCTTCAATAACAGTAGAGATTCCACTAAAATTAGTAAACTCACCAAAGTTACTAACTGAAACACCAGTTACAATACCGGAATTGTTAACAATTAAAGTTCCAGCAAATGCAGTGTTTTGTTGACCACCGTTAACGTTTACTGAGTATGTATTGGTAGGATCATAGTTAGTTCCACCAGAAGTGATATTAACTACAACACCTTTAGGTGCAGCAATAGTAATTGTTGGTGCAGTCGTGTAGTTAGAACCACCACTAAGAGTGAGGGAAGTAATTTGACCGTTTGTAATTACTGGAGTTACAACACCACCAGTACCACCGCCACCAGAAATCACAAGATCTGAAGGATCGAGAGATGTATATCCAGAACCTGCGTCAGTGATCGTAAGTGTTCCTTGTAAGGTATCATCACCAGCGATGTTGCTGCCGTCAGCAGTTGCAGTTGCAGTGGTTCCTTGAGCAACAGTTGCAAGAGCAGTTTGACCAACTGGATCAATGGTGATAGCGGGAGCACTTTGATAACCATTGCCTGCTATGGTGATAACAACGCCGGTTACTCTACCATTTACATCAATAGTAGAAGTACCTTCTGCGGTTACACCACCAGCAGGAGGAGCATCAAAAGTTACTGCAGGATTACTGATGTACTTACCGTTAGTATCGGGATTAGTAATCGTTACATCAGTAACTGCATTTCCAACTCTAGCAACAGAATTTTTAAGATTGGCATTGTCTGCTCTAACTACTGAAAGAGTTCCGCCGTAGTTTAAATAATTGAGTGCAGAAAGTACGTAATCTGCATTATACTCGTTAGGTTCACCAAAAACAGAAACTAGTTGTGCTTCTGATCTAATTGTAACTGGTGCGCCTAATTCACCCTTTGGGAATGGTCCTGCGAATGCAGCAACGTTTGCATTAGCAATGCTTGCTCTTCCGTTTGTAAGATCCTTTTCCCTAATAACAACGCCTGGTGAGCGTAATTGTGCCATCTGTATCTCCTAACAAATATGTCGAATTGTCTAAGATTATTTATTATTTTGACACTTTCAAAGGGGGAAACAATGCATGAACACCCTACCAGTCAGGGTATACATCTTTTATTCTTGGAACTGGATTATATGGCATATCTACTTTATCTCTTCTAGTTTTAGTCACTCTTTTTTTCGTACAATCTTTACATTCGTAAGAATATGCTGATGGAAATCCTTTTTTATTTTTACGTATTAAATAAAAATCTGTTAACAGATCTTTTTTAGTGTGACAAGTTCTACACTGCCTTTCGTTGAATAGTAGATGTCCCAACTCAAACTCTTCATCAAATTTCATCATCTATACTCCCACATGTGACTCATCTCTCCATACTCACTACCGTTATATGAACCCTGTCCATTGTCTGCAATATACCAAACATTACCTTCTTTATCAATTGACTCATAGTCAGTCAGTCCATCATCAATAAAACCAAATGGTGCCATGTCTTGGTCAATCTGATTCTTCTGTTCTTCATATAACCTTTTACGAACATCATTGTCCGTCATCTCTTTAAAATAATCTTGTGCAACTAACCAAGCAAAAATAACCAAACACATTGCAAGGTCATCATTACATCCTTCTTCTGCTTCAAAGGATTGTTTCTTTTGAATGAATGTGGTAAGTTCTGAAATAATGTCATAATCACTGACAAGTAATTTGTCTGCTTCAATCAACTGTTTAAGATTGGAGCAACCAATTTTTTTAACTGTTGTACTTGTCTTTACACCAAGTTGAGTTTTAGATCCAGAAAATCCTTGACCAACTAATTGCCCAGCACGACCCCTCATTGCACACATGAGAAGATTCTCATTCTCAAGATCATACTGTAGGATTGATGCTACCTGATCTCCGATGTCATTAACTTCAACTAGAATAAATGCTCGGTTATAATTTACTGCAACCTGGTGAATAATGTTTGGGAACAACATGGGTTTAATCTCATTGTTCCTATAGACACCTACGATTCGGTATGGTACAGTAGTAATATCATATAAAATAAATGCAGAGTAATCATTATTAGTACCACGTGATACGTCAACCGTCATCAGATACTCATGATCTGGAAGTGGGTTCTCGTATATTTTTAATCCTTTACTACTTGATAAAGGTTCATCGTATGACATTGATCTCAACTTTGCAGCAGAGATTAGAGTATCGACAGATCCTAAGAACTCACACTCAAACTCTTGAGTGAACTGTCTTAATGATGTGTTAGCAATTGTTTGCTCTTTCCATCTTTCATCTCTACCTGGAACTTGAGACCAGTGAACTTCAGTAGTTACATATTCATTTCTACCAAGTTCAGCATCATGCCATAACTTGTAGAACATGTTCATCCCGTTTGGCGTTGAGATGATGATGACTTTTGTGCTTTTACCAGAAGAAATAGTAGGATAAACAGAGGAAAAGAACTGCTCTGCAATATGGTTTGGAATGAACGCAAACTCATCGAGGAAGATGATGTTAAACGACATACCTCGGACAGCACTTGCAGATGTAGAAGATGCCAAAATTTTACTGCCATTCTCTAACTCCATAGATCCTTTGTTCCATGCAATGATACCCTGCTGTAACCAGTTTGGCAAGTTCTCGTATGCAAGTTGTAACCTTCCTAGCAGTTCTCTTGCGGTAGGTGCTTTGTTTGCTAGGATACCAATGTTGACGTTATCATTAAAAATTGCATAGTGCATAAGATATGCCACAACAGTGGTTGACTTACCTGTCTGCCGTGGTAGTTTTGCAATGTTAAATCGATTGCTATGGAAGCGGCGAACCATGTCTTCCTGAAAATCATATAACTTGAAAGGTACAAGACCTTCATCAAGAGAAACAATTTTACAATAATTTATAGCAAAGTATACTGGATCTGCTTTACACTTAAGATATTCCTTAATCTGTTCAGGGGTAAAGTTGATTGGTACACCAACTTTCTTTAGATTGGGATTACCAAGATAAATTTCATTCTGCTTTAATTTAGCCATTACCACTTAGGAGGATTGTCAGGACAAGTCATTTGAGGGAAGAGTGTTTTTAGTGGCATGAAGCAACCACATAATCTACACTGTTTTGTTTTTTCTTTAAAATTTTCACACTGCGTACAGATTTTATATTTTTCATCAGAAGTCATAAATTAGCAATCCCATTTACGTAATGATTTATTGATCCTGCTATCTGGATCATTTGCAGTTTTCTTACTTGTAAGTTTTTTCTTCATTCCACTCATCCGAGCACAGAAGGATTTTCTTCTGGGATTGCCCTTCTTCTTGGTTGGTGCCTTCAAGTCGCTGCCAGGGTTCTCCTTCTCG